GCTTCAAGTAAGTAGTATGATGTTCCAAAAATCTCTTTTCCTACAATCTGGTATTTACCAACGTTATCAACGTAGTAATCACGATTTAGAACAATGGTATCACCATCCTGAATATTGATAAAAATGTTAATGATACCAAATTGTTCAACTCCAGTGCGATCTAAACGTCCAAATACATTAGAATGTAAGTCATATGCGCGGGCAGGGAGAACAACAGCCCAATATTTTACTTCTTTATATGTGGTGGTTGATTCTTGATAAAAAGTGTCAGAGGGAGTTGTAGAATCCTGAATAAGAAAGGTGCAATAAGCGCCTAATTTCTTTAATATATTATTCATTTTAAACCCACTCTGTTGCATAAAACCACCTTATAAAAATCCATTAACATTTAACAAGAGGTAAGAAACATAAACACCAATAACAGCAACAATCAACGCTATAAAACCCTGTATCATCGTATCTTTAATTGATGTTACCTCTTTCTTTGTCTCCTTCCAATCCAATCTCAATTCATCAATAAGGGCGTAGAATCGTTCATCCTGCTTCTCTTCCCTACGCTGAACTTCACATAAAATATCAGTCCGTAAACGACAATGCTGTAACTCGCATGATTCTGTGCTATCCATTTTCTTCATCCTCAACGTATTTACATCTTGAACGAACATATGGTAATCCAGTTGAGGCTTTTTGAACACTGAATATTGATTTGCGAATTAATGCTGACGTTTCTGCTTCATACATTTTGATTATATCGTCAATCTCATTATACTGTTGGGCTGACCCCAACTTTGACATATACGGCAATTCGCCGTTTGTTTTCATTCGCTTTAAGGTTAATGCGGCTGATTTAAAAAGATGAGCCGATTGGATTTCATATGTAGGGTTTGATTGAACGCCAATGCGTGATTCAATATATCTCTGTGCAATATCAAGAATATCTTGGAGGGTAGAATCTGGTATTTCAGTCTCTACCAATCCACGCAGTTCTGCAATATTACTCCAAGACATTGTAAATCACCAACCTCAAATAGTGGTTAATTCACAAATCGCATTTGCATCATAGACAACAGGAATCACACACTCGTAAACTCTACCCCAAAGATCCTTAGACTTCTGGAGCACTTCAGTTTCGGTGGTCATATCCTGTGCAACAATCATTTCAAAGAAACCGGCAGAAGCATCAGCAAGAAGCATACCCTTTCCAGCAGTCTGGAAGGACGTAGAGTAAATATTTCCACCCTCAAGAAGTTCCTTGACCATTGCTATTTCACGCTCACCTGCACCAGAACCAAGAATCGAAATTGCAAGTTCCATATACTGCGTGGGATTCAGAACAAGATTATACGGGCCAGTAATGTTATCAGCCTGCATCAGATCAATGGCACCTGCAATAGCCGCTAACGCATTACCACTAGTTCCAAAATCCTTCTTCGTAGTATAAGAGTTACCTGCACTCTGATAAAGTCCCTTGATGTCATAATTAGTGCCATCGGCAGCATAACCATTGAGAATTAACTGATTCTCAAGATTCATAACCTTGTAAGCGGCACTTGAAACAGTAGCGGTCGAAATACCAAATCCACCACGAGCAGCAGCAGCAAGATCCCTACGCGAGATACGATACTCCTTATGCAGAAGCGGAATAGGCACATCGGTGCGAGTAAGTTCAATCCAATCCTCAGCGGTGTCCGTAAACTGATACGTCAGCAGAGCATCCGAAACTTCATTTGCCGTGTCATACGTCCACTGCTGAACGCCAATACCACCGGAAATGTTACGAGTATTAATAATCTTACGTGCTACTGCCTGTTTACGCGCGGTAAAGACAATGGCATCCTTTATCTGTCTGTAATATTCAACGGGAAAAGTCATTTTATAGTCACCTCAAAAATAGTTTAAATATACACCCTAGCCATAATGTCCTGACTGACAAATACAGTAGCACTATCAACAGTTGCAGTAACAGGTGCAAGCGTCTCTTCTGCACGCCCTACAATCTGGAAACCAGGGGCAGCACATACAACGTAGATGTTACCTGCAAGATCGGTACTATTAGAAGTAGTATACGAGACAGAAACCTGTCCACCACCTACAACATGATAATTGGGAACTCTATAAGTCTGTGCTCCAGCACCAGAAGTAGCGTCGGCAATATCCGCTTCTTTGAGATATGCACCAAGTGTAAGAGTAGCAGCAGCAGAAGTAAGAGCAACAGTATTATGCTTTACAAATCCCTCAGCAGCACACGATTCACCAGCAAGGAATCCATCTGCATCTCCACCATTGTCATCTTCAGTAGACAGAAGGCCAACATTAATAGTAGCGGCGGCAACTTCCTTAGTTACCTCAACAATGACATCAGAAATAATCATGCCTTCCGGGAGATCAACGCCAGTATCAGTCTCAGAACTATTCTCAACAAACGGAATCCTGACACCATACCCTCCGGGCATAGGCACAACAGGAACAACAGTGCCACCGCCCCACGATGCGAGCAGATCAC